TTGTATTATGTGATTAGTTATATTTATGGATTTCCAAAAGGATTATTTTCACTAAAATCCAAAATAGAATCTGCATCTGTTTCTATTTCATTATTTTTGGGGTATAAATCGGTTGTCGAAGTGAAATAACTTTCAATTTTAAATTGATATGTTGCACTACTTGCAGAACCAACAATAAGTTCTCCTGGAGTAAATGCTCCATTTGATTTGTAAATTCCTAATTTTCCTGTTGTCACATCCCACACCTTTACTAAAGCTGTGGTTCCACTAATAGAACCAGTTATTGTTTCATTTAAAATATATGTACCAATACCAATCATATTGGGAGATCCAATAGTTATTGTTGGTGTTGATGTATATGCAGATCCTGCATTAGTAATTCTTATTGTGGATATTGTTCCAGCAGCACTTACTATTGAAATTGCAGTGGCAGTTGTTCCTATTCCAGGTGAACTGAAAGTGACAGATGGTGAAGTTACATATCCAGCTCCACCACCACTTATGGTAACAATTCCAATTGCTTGATTTGATATTATTGTTGTTGCCGCAGCACCAGATCCTCCACCACCAATAAAAACGATTCCAGGCGCAACTGTATATCCAAATCCAGGATTTGTGATTTGCACCCCTTGAACTTTTGATGATGTTGTTCCATTACAATCAATAATTCCACCTATCATAGTTGCAATACCTGTTGCTGTTCCTCCAGAAACACGAGAAGAAGATATTGCAACAATTGGTACTGAAGTATATCCACTACCTCTATTTGTGACAATTATAGATGTAATTGCTCCATTAACTATAGATGTGTATGCGGTTGCTGTAGATCCAGAAGATACTAAGGTGAGAGTTTCAATATTTGCATTATCTGTCAAATTGTCATCAATTTCCCCAATTCCGGTATCGATAATCTCATCCTCATATCTAAAGAGTTCGCAAGTTAATGTATAAACATATGTTTTTTGTAACTGGTAAAATGGTTTCTCATGCTCAACAAACTTAATTTCAAATAATTTATCTCCCAAGGGAAAATAAATTAAATCACCTTCTTTTGGTCTATTTGATAATTTAATATCTGGTAAGGATTTAATCAATGGACTAATATAAGTTTCAAATCTTTCTTTAGATATTGTTAAAGTAATTTGATTTAATGCTTGAATTCCAAATTTTGAAAGAATTTGGGTATTATCTCCATACCCATCATAGTTATCCACATAAGCTTCAATTGGATAATTATTAGTAAACTTGGATTCAACAACTTCCCGTATAACTGTTTTTGAAGACAAATAATGCCTTGGAATATAATATACTTCAATACCATACATTCTCAATTGTTCATTGATTAAATCCTGAACAAGATTTTGTTCTGTTTTTGAACCTTGAAGAAAAAATGGATTTAACATATCAACCAATCATATCCAGAGGAGGAAGTTCATAAGTATTTGACATTTTTTCCATTAAAACATCGATTTCTTTTTGGGCATCATCATACATTTGGCGCCCATTAAGTTCTACTCCACCAGGAAGTTTAACTCCAGTAAATTTCATCATATTTTGTCCCCACTGTTTTTTGATTAAAGATGTTAAATATGGTTTTATAAATGAATCATTCCAAACTCTTCCATAATCACTTGGATCTAAAGTACTGTAGCAGTCAATAATAAAATAATGTCCAGCATTTATAGATGCCCAGTCAATATCCAAATACATACGATCTTGTCTTTTATTAAATCTAATTTGCTTCTGTGTTGTTAGTAAAAAATCTAAATCTTCAAGATATGTCTTTACCATAGCATAACTTAACATCTCAACAGCACCCCAATAATAAACATCATTCAAGAATAACTGATATTTCACACTAAACATATTGCTAGCGATGCTATTTGTTCCATCAAATGTGAATACTTTGTTTATTCCAATAATATTGGGTGGGATTTGCAAATAGTTACTATTCTCATAATACGAAAAAGTGGTTGCGGTTCCTACAATATTTGTTGTTACTTTTGTAGTCGTAATTCCTACCGGTTCTCCCTTATCGAGAGAAGCTCTACCTCTATCAATATCATTTTGAGTTACTTTGTACTTAAAAAATGTTGGATATACACCATCAAAGTGTCTTTCTTGGAAAAATTGAACCGCATCATCTACCAAATCTTCAATTTGTTCATCGGCAACATTAATTTCTAAAACAGGAGCCCCCAGCTTTCTTTTGCAATAATCAATTAATTCTTGTCTAGTAGATGGTTGCGCCATTTATTTTTCCTTGTTAAAAATATTTATGAATCAATTTTTGCTAAATTACTTACAACTTCTTGTTGCTTCAAATATAATTTCATATATGCCTTTGATATATCTCTAAGTTGTTCGATATTTTCAATTTTATCGAGCTCAGAACATGCTTTTGCGTATTCAAAACTTTTTGATAAATTTTCTAAAATGATATTATCTGGATTCATTAACTAAACTCCTTAATAAATTTTTAATTTCACCAATATCACTTTTCATATTGGAGATATCCTCTTCCAAGTTCTGTACTTTTTGACTTTCTTCAATTTTTGCATTACGTCTTGCAATATACTCTTGATATTCTGTCATATTACTATTAATAATGGAATTTGTTTTTGAATCTCTCAACAAATGCGAATATCCATGCACCTTCATATAAGACATTTTACGCAAAAGCAATGACTCTAAGATCTTTCATTCTTGGTACATAAACTTGATTAGTTGATGTCATAATAATTTTAATTCTATAAGATCTAAAAGATGGAAGCTGATCTGCAGTGAATGTATATTCTTTATATTGAAGTTGTGAGGGTAAAAATCCTAATGATGTTGTATTAGAAATCATCATATCAGAATTGCCATCATTATTTTCTGGACTAATAACTTGTCCTTTAGAATCTAAATTATTAAATCCGGGAAATGGTGTATAAATTGGAGTAAAGTTTGGATTTTCACTAATTGCGTAGAATGCACGAATACTGGAATATAGATTTATATGAGCATTGACAAGAATCTTAATAGAAGTTGCTGAATTTTCCAAATCAATTTCTTTAGATAAGTATTGGAACGCTGTTGGATCATCGTAAATACTATTTACTCTACTGTCAGTTATATAATTAGTAATCACATCATTGACTCTATTTGATGTGAAAATTGCATTCATTCTTTGAGTATCTATTACGGGAGTTACTCTTGAATCAACCGTTCCTAATGATAAAGTCATCGCAAGAGATTTTTGTCCAACAGTTAACTTCCTATCAGTATTAATTTTTGATGTAATCAATCTTGGAGATTCTAGATAATTTGATTTATTCAGAGATATTGGTTGATATCCCTTATCAATAAATGGAATTTCATTTCCACTAATACTTACTCCAGAAATAGTTTTAATTTCTGCACTTAAAGAAGTACCTTGAACTGTTAAATTTTGTATGTTGGGTGTAATAATTTCATATTGAATATTTTGAGTTGCCTTAGTATTATATCCACCTGCAGATTTTGACTGATTTGCATAAAGTTTGGGGAAACTTAATCCATCAGATCTTCCAATCCCACTGGAACCCATATCAAGTTTAATATGATAAGAATCAAATTTAATTGGAGTTGAAATTTGAGTTTTATCAACATCTGCTAAATTGTGAGTTTTATTAATTCTTCTGAGAGAAATCCCACTCAACTCATACTTATAAACAGGAGTTCCTGCAGGATAATTTTTAGTTATTGTACTATCTACACCTCTGGATACAATTCCCGCAAGAGAACCTGAGGATATACTTGTATAAGAAATAATTTCTTCACCAATTAACACATATCCCAGATTAGTTGTTCCAACTCCAACATTTTCAAATATTGATAAATTGGATACATCATCCAATATAATTGGTGAAGTTGACGTTGAATTTAGTGCAGCAGAAAGTTTTGTTGGAATAATATCGGATTGGGTATTTGAAATTGTAACGTAATTGGTGTCAAAATACATTCCATGGTTTTTATGATTTACTAAAACATGTAGTCCATCATTTACAATGTTTATGTTTGAAATTTGTACATTTCCTCCGGTAGAAGAATTGAGAGTTGTTGTTAATCCGGAATTATTTGTATATTTGACAGTATTTCCAACACCAGAAATTACAAAATCTCCTTGAATATTGTCAATCAACAACTCATTTGTGCTGGCAATTGAAACAATAGAGAATCTAGAGTTTGCTCCAAGAGAATTGTTTCCAATTGTTGTAATACCAACAATATCACCAACTTTATATCCATACCCAGAAGATACAATTGTTGCGGCAATTGCTACACCATTGTTAATGGTAATATTTGCAGTTGCATTTCGACCTGTACCTGTAACATTAATTAAATTTACATCATTAAATGTATAAGTATTTGTGGATGGTGTATATCCAATGCCAGAATTAATTACATTTAGTGTTCCAGTTGCAATTCCAGCATTACCAACATACCTACCACTAGCATTTGTTCTTTCTTGTAAAATAATATTGCCCAATGTTAATCCAGAATCTTGAAGAGTTGAACCAAGTCCTACTCTAATTTTTCTTGAATTTAAATTGATAGAGTTTGGCATTAATGTTGGAATTTCGCCATTTCCTTCAGATAAATCTGGACTATAAACATTAACTGTACCACTTGATACGAAATTCGCTCTATAAAGAGTAAATTTCAAATCGTCCCATTGACTTGCTTCCCAAGTCGAAGCATTTTGCGATTTAAATAAAGATCCTAAATATGGTTGATTTGAAATAAATGTTTGGGTGATTAAATCACTTTCACCGACTCTTGAAATATAAACATTGTATTTTGTTGAAAGTGATGCAATACATATTGCATATTCCTTACCACCCTCCAAATAAACCGGAGATTGAAAGTCAAAAGTTGTTGGAATAGAAGAATCATTCGATATATTAACCTGAGATGGATCAATAATAATTTCTGAAAATGGTAATACCTTTTGAGTGGGATAACCATTTTGCATGGTTCTAATTTGGAATGTTACGGGAATATTTGCATCATCTTTTGATTGAAAAAATACATCACATTTTGTAATAAATACTCCAGTTTCATCTTCAACCAAGAAAGATTGTGCTAAAGGATCGTACCAAACAATGGTTTTATTTATTGATGGCGTTTGTGAAATTGTTTGTGTGGAAATAACTTGAGATCCTGTTGTTTTGGAAACAGGTTTCTGTTCAAATTCCTTTTTATTTTGTATTCTTGCATTTCTAATAGAAATAATATTTTCTTGTACAGTTTCTAAAGTTCCACTAGAAATAAATCCTTCTTCTGCAATTGTAGTAGCAGCATTTTGATCATTTGTGCTGCTATTGACTAGAGTAAAAACTTTAGTTCCAGTTTGAAATTTTGGATTTGAGGGAGAATTTGGATTTGCAATAAAAAAGCTTCCCATCAATGTAGCAGAAATATCCGATATCAATCTGATATTTGAAATAGTTGCCTGAGCACCACTACTTTGTCCAACTAAACTCATATTAGATTCTACCCACCCACTAAATCCACCCTCAGGTTGATTTGCAAGTGAAAAAGTATCTATATTTAGAATCGTAGATGTTGAAGAATAAGATTGGGGTAATGATTGATTGTTATATGGATTTGTTAAAAATACGGAAGTTGCGGAGTTATATGGACCTTCTTTATGATTTGATTGAGCAACTCTAAATTTTATTTTTGGAATTGAAGAATCTGGAACTGATGGTGAGAATCCTATATTTTGTCTAGATCCAATTACAGTTTCTCCTGGTTGAAAAACTCCGGAAATCAT